CCCGCCGAGGGTCAGTTTGCATTTACAAAAGATACTAACTCGCTATGGTATTACGACGGTGCAGCTTGGGTAGCCTCAGGGGCTACCGGCGATATCGAGGGCGTAACGGCAGGTGTAGGTATTAGCGGGGGAGGTACCTCAGGCACGGTAACAGTTACTAACTCAATGGCGACGGCTATCGATGCTAAGGGCGATTTAGTAGTAGGCACGGGCGCCGATGCTTTTAGCCGTTTAGGCGTAGGAGCTAATGCAACCGTACTTACGGCAGACTCGGCCGAGGCAACTGGCATGAAATGGGCGGCAGCAGGTGGATCGACTCCTGTATTTTCTTTAGTTACAAACGGCACAATTACCAGCGGCACAGAGTTATCTATCACTGGTTTATCAAGTTACGACCAACTATTTATTGTTTTTACTGGTGCAAATTGTGGCACAAGCGGATCGCAATTGAGAGTTAGATTTAATAGCAGCACGGCTTCGACCTATTTTATAATGGGCGGTATGTTTGAGTTACAAAACTCAGGCAGCACATTTACTAGCGCTAGAGTGGCGCCAAGTATTTCCTCAACCCAAAATGCTTTCAGAACACCTACAGGTTATTTATCACCTGGCACACAAAACTCAATGGCACTTTCGTTGGTCGGTTGCAAATCGGCAAGCGGTTTCACAATGGGCCAAATAAGTGGTTTTTATGAGGCTTATGTACAAACTGGTGAAAATGTTTATGAATACATTTTTGGACAAGCAGCGGCTGCAACTTTAGCGAGTGTGCAATTTGATTGGGAAGATGGTTATACATTTACCGGCGGTACTTACAGAGTGTATGGAGCATAGAGATGATAAGAATTGAGCATGATGTACAAACAGGCAAAACTACAGAAATTAAACTGACGGCTGAGGAAATTGCAGACGTTTTAGCTAGACAAGAGGCCGCAAAGCCAAAAGCCGCAGCGATTGAGGCAGAGATCGCAAAGTATAAAACTGATAAAGAAACCGCTCGCTCTAAATTAGCGGCTCTAGGTTTGACGGCGGATGATTTAGTAGCTCTTGGCCTGTAGTGGAGACAAGCTATAACGGCTACCCTGCCTCAAAAGATCCGGCCGAGATAAATATAAAGTCCTACCTTGTAAAAGGTACGGATCGTAAGCTTAAGTGTGCTGGTAGCGTGGGCCCGCTACTAGCCGCTTTCGCTGCGGAGTTTCACGAGTTAATCGAGCCGATCGATGAGGGCACTTTTGATGATTGGGGCTATGCGTACAGGATGGTTAGAGGTAATCCTACAAAATTATCTTGTCACTCGAGCGGCACGGCTATAGATCTTAACGCTACAAAGCACCCGCTAGGCAAGTACGATACTTTTGCAGCGGAAAAAGTACCTATGATTAGAGCGCTCGCTAAAAAATACGGGCTTAAGTGGGGCGGCGATTTTAAGAGCAGGCCCGACGATATGCACTTTGAGGTAGAGGTATCAGCGGCCAAGGCTAAAGCCTTAATCGCTAGTTTAGGTTTAGAGTAAGACAAACCCTTAAGGGCATTACAGGAGAGCACAATGAAAAAGCAAGCTATCGAAGCTGGTAAGTCCTATCTCCGTGCGGCCATAAGCTGCGTAGGAGCCTTGTATTTATCGGGTATTTCGGATCCAAAAGTATTAGCTAACGCGTTTATCGCGGGACTAATCGGGCCATTACTTAAGGCTATTGCGCCTAACGAGGGCGCTTTCGGCGTTAAGTCTAAGTAATGGATAGAGCTCAGCTTGTAATCGGTATAGCTTTAGGCAGCTTTACTATTTTGGGGTTATGGGCTGGGCTCATCCGTAGGCTTGTCATGTTTTATTTATCCGAGCTAAAGCCCGATGGCAACGGTGGGCACAATTTAGCGGGCCGTGTTGAGCGTATCGAGGCCCGAGTGGACCGTATTTACGAGATCCTGCTCGAGGATAGGCTCGCTAAATAGCGACACGCCAAACACGTATACGCTTTGCTTTCGGACAAAAAGCCCTCATACTGATACTACAAACGCTGAGAGGGCTACTCGGTTAGTAGCTTGATCGGCCTTAACAAAGGGCAGATAATGAATAGTTTAGATATCTTAATCGGCTTAGGCGCTTGCGCTCTAGGCTTTTTGTTTATGGTAATTGGTTACTCTGTAGGTTTTAAGCATGGCCACGGTGAGGGCTTTGTACGCGGGCGAGCTATTGCTCAAGCTCTAAAAGATGCGGAGCTTATCTAATGGGGTTTTTAGATAACTACGAGGATGTAAACGCTCGTATTAAGCGCTTTAGATCAGAATATCCGAGCGGTCGTTTAGTGGCCTATATTGAGGATATAGATATACTTAAGGGCACGGTGTTAGTTAAAGCTGAGGCCTATCGTGAGTACGAGGACATAGTGCCAAGCGCCGTCGATTATGCTTTTGGTAACGTAGCAAGCCTTACTAATAATATGAAGCGCTGGCTAATTGAGGATACCGTGACCAGCGCCTACGGCCGGGTTATTGGTTTACTTACTCCAAGCCTTGAGCATAGCTCTCGGCCTACGGCTCAGGATATGCAAAAGGTAGAAAGCCTACCTGCCGACTCCGACCCTTGGAGCACTAAAGCCTCTATTGAGGACATGGCCACAATGGCGAGCTCTTTGTTAGAGATCGGCACTCAACTCGGAGGCGAGCTAGTACCTGAGGGGCCTCGGTGCTCTCATGGCACCATGATCTGGGCCGAGGGGACGGCCAAGGCGACGGGCAAGCCGTGGGCCGCGTACAAGTGCAGCGAGCGAGTACGAGCTAATCAATGTAACCCGATCTGGCACGTAATGACAAGCTCCGGTCAATGGAAGCCGCAGGTGTAGAGATGGGCGAGATAACCTTTATTAAAGACGGCCTCGCTACAACTATTCACGATAACGGCGATATGACCGTGATAAAAGCTCAACAATGCGACGAGTGTAAAAAATGGGACACCGCACTAGGCGGCTTTTCTTATCGTGATGTAGGCGGCGAGATAGTTATATGGTTATGCGCACAATGTCGCGCGTAGCTAAAGTCATACTCGATAGGTCGCAGGAGATTACGGCGCACCGTGTAGGACTAGAGCGCACGGTAATACGTAACGCCGATCCTAAGGATGCGAGTAATTTTGGGCAGACTTACCAAAACTGGCACGAGCTGGTTTGGCAAGAGGCCGAGGGATGCGGGGCCGAGATGGCGGTAGCTAACTATTTTGGCGATTACGCTTTTACTCCTAACGTGGATAACGCGCACGATACGGCCGACGTCGGAGAAAATATCGAGGTCAAATGGACCAAACACGCTAACGGGCACCTCATCCTACAAAATCGAGGGGCAGGCAGGCCTAACGATGTAGCTATATTGGTTACAGGTTTAAGCCCTGTTTATATTTTAATGGGATGGATGCCCGTACATATGGCCAAGGTAGCTAAGTACAAGCACCCGTATCAGAATAATTATTGGGTGCCTCGATCTAATTTATTTGAGATGCAATACCTCAAGAGGTCTAACTATGGGGTATAAAACTAAGTGCCGTCTATGCGGCAAGATCACCGAGCACATAGAGCGCGTAGTAACCGATAATCTGCCGCCTTACGTTAAATCCTTACAATGTATTAAATGTGGCGTAATGGGGATCGTCATGGTCGAGGATGTTAAAGATGCTTAGGGTCGAGCCTATTAGCTATAACCATGCTTACGAGCTGGTAAATGCCTATCACTACCTTGGACCTAAGCGCTTTATAGGCCAACACGCTTTTGGACTTATTGAGGATATACAGGTAATCGGCGCCGTCGTTTACTCACCGTTAAGCGTACCTAACTCAGCGACTAGCGCGTTTGGTTTACCTCGTGGCAATTATCCCGATTTACTCGAGATGAGCCGCTTGGTCCTAGAGCCTGAGCTCAACGGTAAAAATTACGGATCGATGCTTGTAGGTCGCAGCTTACGTATATTAAAGCAACGTGGCATAAGGGCCGTTATTAGTTATGCAGATAGCTCTAGACACGTAGGCGCGATATATCAGGCCTGCAATTTTGGTTATTACGGCCTTACGCCTCAAAAAAACGATTTCTACTTTGCCGATGGTAAGAAACTAACCCGAGGTAAATCTAAAGGCTTTGAGGGCCATTGGGAGCCGAGATCACGTAAGCATCGTTACGTTTACTTACTCGATAAAAAGCTCGTACCTATATGGGAGCAAGAGCCTTACCCTAAATTACAGGAGTTACTAGATGCCGATCTATAAATACAGGTGTATTAGCTGCAATATAGAGTACGAGGTAGAGCGATCAATACACGAGGAAAATGCGCCGTACTGTTGTAATTACATAATGAGTCAGGTTTACCATCCGCCCGGCCTAAGCTTTAAGGGGACGGGATGGGGTAAAGATGCGTAATAGTTATCCACACAAGTTATCCACACGTGTTAAAAACCTGTGGGACTCGCTCAAGGCCACGCTCAAGATTGACTCCTATTTGACTATAGCGGTACGCTCCATGCTCGCAGGCGAGCCGCTGAGGCGGG